GTTGATGCGGTTTCTCTTCAAATAACTGTTCCTGCTCTTCAACAATTTAGTGACGAAGGAGATATTTTTGGCACTTCTGTAGAATTAGCAATTCTTGTTCAATATAGTGGTGGTGGTTATCAGACTGTTTTATCTGGCGGTTCGGCAAAAATTGCTGGTAGAACACCTGATCCATATGTAAGAGATTATCTTGTAAATCTTAATGGTGCTTTTCCTGTAAATATAAAGGTACAAAGAATTACAGCAGACAGTACATCATCAAAATTACAAAATGAAATTCAATTTAATACATATGTTGAAATTAAATATGACAAAAGAAGTTACCCAAACAGTGCATTAATTGGATTGAAAGTAGATGCAGAACAATTCTCATCAATTCCATCTCGAAAATATTTAGTAAAAGGCATCAAAGTAAAAATTCCACATAATGCAACAGTTAATGCTGATGGCAGCTTGTCTTATACAGGAACATTTAATGGAACACTAGGTGCAGCACAATATACAAACGATCCAGCTTGGTGTTTATATGATCTTCTTACATCGTCTAGGTATGGACTAGGTGCTCATGTTATTGAAACTGAAATAGATAAATTTAGTTTTTATGCAGCTTCAGTTTATTGTTCACAACAAGTTGATGATGGCACAGGAACAGGTGCTACTGAGCCACGTTTTTCTTGTAATGTAAATATAAATAATCAACAAGAAGCATATAACGTGATAAATCAGATGTGTTCTGTGTTTAGAGCCATGCCGTACTATGAAGCTGGTAATTTAACGATTACACAAGATGCTCCAAAAGATGCTAGTTATCTATTTACACTAGCTAATGTCTTAGAGCCTGGATTTACTTATTCAAATACAAGTCAAAGACAAAGACCTACAGTAGTAGTTGCAAAATATTTGGATTTAGAATTAAGAGATATAAACTATGTTGAAGAGATTGATACTGCAAACCAAGCAAGGTATGGATCAGTTGTTAAAAATATTGATGCGTTTGCTTGTACATCAAGAGGTCAGGCTGCACGTTTAGCAAAATGGTTACTCTATATGAGCAATGTAGAGCGTGAGGTTGTTTCATTTACCACTTCTATAGATGCTGGTGCTGTCGTAAGGCCAGGCCAAATTATTGAAATAGCTGATCCTGTTCGTAGCGGAGAAAGAAGAGGTGGTCGTATTGTTTCTGCAACAACTAATTCTGTAACTGTGGATGATGCCACTGGATTAAGTATTCAAGGTGCATCAACATTAAGTGCTGTTTTACCTGATGGGACAGTAGAACAAGTTACAGTCTCAGGTATTACTAATACTGTTTTTAGTCTTGGTCAGCACTTTTCTGTTGCACCAAATCCTAATAGTGTTTGGATATTTGAAACGAGTACTATTCTTACAACAACTTGGAGAGTATTAGAAGTTAAAGAGCAAGATAGAACTAATTATGCTATTACTGCTAGTGAATATAATTCTGGTAAATACAATCATATTGAAAATGGTATAGCGTTACCAGTAAGAGATGTAACTAATTTAGACATTCCACCAGCCGCACCATCAAATGTCAGTGCAACAGAAGTTATTTATGAAAACACTGGAATAGCAAGAGTAAAGATTGTTGTTAGTTGGACTAGCACTTCAGATACACATTACATACGTTATAGACTACAGAATGGAAACTTTGTATCAAGAACTGTAGATAATTCAAAAAGTTATGAAATTTTAGATACTATTGCTGGTAATTATCAGATTGAAGTTTATAGCGTAAGTTCTTCTGGTCTACGATCTACAACTTTTAACACACCTCAGAGTCCGTTTTTTGTGGCAAAAGGTAAAACTGATCCTCCATCTAATGTTAGTGGGGTTAGTTTATTACCGATTGACGAGACAAGTGCGATATTAAGTTGGAATCGTGCTACAGAACTTGATGTGTTGTTAGGTGGTAAAACTCTAATCAGGCACTCTAGCAAGACAACAGGTGCTCAATGGAAGGATGGACAGAACATAGTTGTTGCTGCTGCTGGAAACCAAACACAGAAGATTGTGCCTTTATTGGCAGGAACTTATTTAATTAAATTTGAAGATGATGGTGGGCGAGAAAGTCCATCACCAGGCTCACAGGATTCTGCTTGGAATAATACCAGAGTTACTACCAATTTACCTGCACCATCTGAAAGATTGTTAGTAGGAAACGTAGATGAACATACACCAAACTTTACTGGTTCAAAGACAAATACAGTTTATGATTCTTCTTTAGATGCCTTAAAACTTGCGATAACTAATAATGCGGTATCTACTACTGGAGAGTATGTTTTTGCTAACTCTGTAGATTTAACGCAGCCATATGACGTAAACCTAAGAAAAGTTCTTGAAGCGTCTAGTTTTAACTTAAATAATTTATGGGATGATAGAGTCGATCTAATTGATAGTTGGGGATACATAGATCAAGTTGGTGGACTAACTGAAGCTACTAAGTGTAATGCTGCTGTTTATGTAAGATCAACAAATGATGATCCATCAGGATCACCAACATGGAGTGCTTATAAAGAGTTTAGTAATGTTCTAATTACAGGTAGGGCATTTCAATTTAAAGCAATATTAACAAGTAATGACACTAACCAAAATATAGCTGTCACTAAATTAGGTGCTAAATTAGAATTACAGGGAAGAACAGAATCTATCTCGACTCCAGTTACTACTGGATCATCTCAATATTCTGTTTCTTTTACAAACGCATTTAAGCAAACACCAACTGTAGTAGTGACTCCAACCAATCAACAATCTGGGGATTTCCATGAACTTGCTAATATAAGTAGGACAGGTTTCCAAGTCACTTTTAAAAATGGAAGTTCAGCAGTTGCAAGATCATTTGTATGGGCAGCATCAGGTTTTGGTAAGGAGGTCACATAATGAGTAATACGTCAGATTATAATTTAGCTAACCAAGTGGGTTCCTCTTTTAGAGCCGAACTTAATACTGTATTAGGGGATGTTCAGTCTTTAAATAGTGGATCGTCAGATCCTACAACTACTGTTGCTTACAAGATATGGGTAGATACTTCAACAAACTTATTGAAAATTAGGAATAGTTCAAATAATGGCTGGTTGGTTTTAGGAAGTCTGACAGATGCAGCACATACTAATAACTTTGGATTAGCAACAAAAGCTGATCCCGATTTTACAGGTACAGTAGATTCTGCTGGTGATATTGTGATGGGTGGTACAGGAGCATTAAAATTACCAAGTGGTACAACCGCCCAAAGACCAACAGCAGCTACAGGTCAGATAAGATTTAACAATACTACGACAGAATTTGAAGGATATAACGGATCAGCTTGGGGTGGTTTAGCTTCTGGAGTGCCTGTAGGTACAATCCTTGCTCATGCAGCCAATACACCTCCATCAGGATTTTTAGAATGTAATGGATCGAATATTAGTAGGTCAACTTATGCAACATTATTTTCCACTATCTCTACAACATTTGGTGTAGGAGATGGATCATCAACTTTTGCTTTACCTGATCTAAGAGGACAATTTATTAGAGGTTGGGCTAATACTGGTAGTACTGATGCAAGTAGAGTTTTTGGTTCGACACAAACAGATCAAAACAAGAACCATACTCATACAACAGATTCAACAACTTTAACTGGTGGTATCAGAAAAATATCAGAAGGTTTTTTAGCTGGAGGAAGTGCAACTGGTGTATTTACAAAAACAAGTGATGGCAACAACTCTATTACAGGTAGTTCTTCAACTAGCCCTGTAGGTGGTGTAGATTTTGATGGTACTCACACTCATACAATATCAAGTAGTGGTGGTGGAACTGAGGCACGACCTACAAACCTTGCTTTAATGTACATAATCAAGTTTTAATTATGACAAATAAAAAGATAACCGAATTTACAGAGCTTACCGCACCAGCGAGCACTGATGTTCTACCGATTATTGATGCAAGTGATACAAGTAACAAGAAGATAAGTTATGCAAATTTATTAAGTAAAGCTCCAGACGGATCTACTTCTGCTCCTGCATTTAGTTTTAATTCTGACCCAAATACAGGAATAAGTGGAGGATCAGATACTTTAACCTTCAGTACAGGTGGAACTGGCAGAATGTCTATCAGTTCTGCTGGTCTTGTAAATATCGTAGGAGATTTAACTGTTGGTGGAACGACTACCACAATAAATACAACCACACTTGATGTTGAAGATAAAAATATTACTCTTGGAAAAGTATCAACTCCAACTGATACGACTGCTGATGGCGGTGGTTTAACTCTTAAAGGTGCATCTGATAAAACATTTAATTGGGTAAATGCAACAGATTCATGGACAAGTAGTGAACATTTATCTGTTTCTGGTCAAAAAGAAGTTAGATATTTAGATGCTGATTCATCTCATTATATTGGTTTTAAATCTCCAGCAACAGTTTCATCAAATGTAGTTTGGACATTACCTTCTGCTGATTCTTCTGTAAGTGGATATGTTTTATCAAGTAATGCTTCTGGAGTTCTTAGCTGGGTAGCTCCAGGTCAAAATGCAGATCCTAACTTTACTGGTACGTTAACTCTTACCGATGATGGGAATATTAGAGGATTTGCTTCTACTCAGGCTACATATACTGGATCTGTCAAAACTTTTACTGTTACTGTCGCAACTAAGACCGCAGCACATAGATATAACGGAAGTGGCTCTAGTAATGGATATGTAATAGATGGTAAAGAAGCACCATTTTTAACTCTTACACCTGGTCGTACTTATAAATTTGATCAGTCACATTCAAGTAATACTGGTCATCCTTTACGTTTTTATCTTGAAGCAAATAAAACTACAGCTTATACAACAAACGTAACTGTAAATGGCACAGCAGGTCAAAGTGGTGCATATGTGCAGATTGTCATAGGAGATACTACTCCGATGGTTATTCATTATCAATGTTCATCTCATGCGTTGATGGGTAATGCGATCCAAACAAACTCTGCAACAGCTACAGGAACTTTATTGTCTAGCCTAAGTGTTAGTGGAAATATGGATGTTACTGGCACATTTACTGTCAGCGATAATATCTTGATGACAGGAACAGGAGCTATTGATGTTGCTTCTGGAACTACAGCACAAAGACCAGGCTCTCCTTCCGCTGGTATGTTCAGATTTAATAGTCAGACATCCGAGTTTGAAGGATACGATGGTAGTGCTTGGGGAGAGATCGGTGGATCAGCAGCTACAGGAACAGCAGATTTATTAGACATTGCATCATCTTCTGGAACGGGCGGTGGATCGGCTACATTTAATGGATCTGCTTACAGATTTAAGCTAGTCACAAAAGGTACAAGTACAGCAGTAACACCAGTTAATGCTGAGATATTAAGAGTATCTATCAATGGTGTTATGCAACAGCCTAATGATGGATCTGGACAAGGGGATATGACAGATGGATATGTTGTAAGCGGTACTGATATTATCTTTGATTCTGCTCCTCCTAGTGGATCTACATATTTCATCATTAATATGGGAACTCAAATTGCCGTTGGCAATGCAACTACTTCTACGATTGCTGATGAGAGTTCTGATACTACTTGTTTTCCTCTGTTTACTACCGCAGCTACAGGAGATTTAGGGTTAAAATCAGGATCAAATCTCACATTTAA